TAAGAACGGGTGATAACTATGCTGGATTCCCGCCTGGCACAGAAACTAACAACCAAGATTCTAGAAAACCTCCCGAACGCTAGGGTTCCGCCAGACACCGAAGAAGGTTTGCGCAAGTGGGCACGGGAGATTGATCTCATGATTCGGCGTGATAGCCGCGACCCAACGGAGATTTATAAAGTCATTACTTGGTGCCAAAATGATTCTTTTTGGCGATCCAACATACTCTCCACCAGGAAACTTCGGGAGAAGTGGGACACTCTGGTATTACAAATGCAGAGAGGGGGAAATAAACATAGAGCCGATCGGACGCCAGATCCCTCAATTAGTCGGCTTATCATTCGGGCAGACCCCAAAGACCAAGGTTTGTCCGGTGTGCCGTAAAGAAATTAAGCCAGTCTTGGTGGATTGGTATGATGGGACCCAGCGGTGGTGTCCTGTAGCGTGCCAGTGTGAGATTGAGGCAGGCAAGCAATTGCAACAGGTGATGGAAGAACGGGAGCGCCGCCGACGTGTTCAAAAATATTTCTCTCTGGCCGATGTCGGCGAAAAGCTTAAAGACGCCACATTCCAAAACTGGGAGCAAACCACGGGCAGCCAAACGGCTTTTCTAGAAGCGGCCAAATTTGTAAAAGGGATTGATCAGCGACTAAATACCAAGGAGGGCATCCTGTTTTTCGGGAGCCCAGGCAACGGGAAAAGTCATCTGGCCGCAGCTACAGCTAAAGCACTAGATAAAAAGGGTTACATAGTCGTGTTCCAGAACGTGCCGACCTTCATACGCAAGGTATCGGAGAAATTCAGCGAATATGAGACCAAGATCCTGGCAGCTATATCCCATGCGGACGTGGTAATCCTGGACGACATTGGGTCCGGCGCGTGGACAAGCATTGATTGTGGCAAGTTTGAGGAGATCATGGAAGCGCTTAGTTTTCATAATCGGTTACTAATGGCCACGACAAATCTTGAGCCCGAGACGGAAATGGAAAAGGTAATTGGTCCGCGTTCTTTTGACCGTCTGGTAGAAATGTGCCGGCTGGTGGAGAACACAGCCTGTAGTTACCGGCGAAAGAGGGCGGCGGAGAGAATGAAGGAGGTGTGAAGTATGACAAACGAGGAATATTGTGAGACCCACAACAAACTCATGATAATTGCCCAAGCTGTTTCGCAGTTAGATTTAGATGGATTTCTAACAAGGATCCAATATGCTGAAGCGATGGGCCCCATGGTTGACCCGACATTCTATAAGGAAACCGCTGGTAAAATGAAGCAAACGAGGATAATAGCAGAGGCGGCGCGAGCGTTTCAAAGCACGGCTACCAATGCGTTAAACAAGCTAAAAGGAGATGTGGAGAATGAACCATGTAGTGTTGATAGGGCGACTAGCTAGAGATCCAGAATTACGGTATACACCAAAAGGAGTGCCGGTTGCTACTTTCACATTAGCGGTAGACCGCCAATATAAAACTCAAACAGGTGAAAGAGAAGCAGATTTTGTCCCGATCGTAGTGTGGAAAAAGTCTGCGGAAAACTGCGCCAACTATCTCGGAAAAGGAAGACTATGCGCGGTAGAAGGGCGATTGCAAGTCAGAAGTTACGAAACCAAAGACGGAGAGAGGCGATGGATCACTGAAGTGGTGGCGTCTTCTGTCCAGTTCTTGGACTGGGCGAAGGACGGCACCAGGGGTCAACCTGAAACGGCCGCAGAGGATGTAGGTGATATTAACTTAGACGATCTGCCGTTTTAGACGGCACATAAGGAGGTGCACTTATGACCTATGAAGACTTTTTGAAACAAAAAACAACCATCACTCCGGCTGCTGGAATAACTGTCAGCAAGGATGACATTAACCCTCAACTTTTCGATTTCCAGCGGGACATCGTAAGATGGTCTCTAAAAAAAGGCCGGTCCGCAATCTTCGCGGGATGCGGACTCGGCAAGACCCCGATGCAGCTTGCATGGGCACAGCACGTACACCAACAAACGCAGGGGGATGTATTGATTTTAGCACCCCTAGCGGTGGCAAGTCAAACAGTCCAGGAAGGTAAGAAATTCGGAATCGAGGTAAACCTATGCCGGAAACAGGCGGATATAAACCATGGGCTTAATATTACCAACTACGAGATGCTGCAACACTTTGAACCATCAGCATTCGCCGGGATTGTACTTGACGAATCATCCATTTTAAAAGCATATGACGGGAAAACACGAAACGATATTATTAACGCATTCGGGAAGACGCCTTTCCGGCTGGCCTGTACAGCCACGCCAGCGCCTAACGACCACATGGAACTAGGCAATCATGCGGAGTTTTTAGGGGTTATGACCCGGGCCGAGATGTTATCCATGTTCTTTGTCCACGACGGGGGGAATACCTCAAAATGGCGGCTCAAAGGCCATGCTGTATTGGGAATGGGTTGCCAGCTGGGCGGTAATGATGCAAAAGCCATCAGATTTAGGATATGACGATGGTGAATTCATTCTTCCGGAGCTAAGGATCCATCAAATTACTCTTGATTTAGGGAAACCGGCAGAAGGAGCATTGTTCCCGATTGTGGCCGAGACTCTGCAGGAACGCCAAAGAGCGCGAAGTATTACCGTCCAGGAACGGGCGGCAAAGTGTGCTGAAATTGCAAACAATCTTAATGAACCGATGATCTCTTGGTGTAATCTTAACAGCGAGAGCGAGGAGCTCACCAGGCAGATTGAAGGAGCAGTCGAGATTCGCGGCAGTCAGCCACCAGAGCAAAAAGAATCACGGATGACCGGGTTTACTCAGGGTGAATTCCTGAAGCTCGTGACTAAACCATCAATCGCTGGTTTCGGGATGAATTGGCAACATTGCTCCAAGATGGCGTTTGTCGGGCTTTCCGATAGTTTCGAGGAGTACTATCAAGCGGTTAGAAGGTGTTGGAGGTTTGGACAGGATGAGCCGGTCGATGTGTTTGTTATAACAGCTGATACTGAGGGCGCAGTGGTTGACAATATCAAGCGTAAAGAACGAGATTTTGAAGAGATGCTAAATGGAATGATTAGCGCCACTCAGGAAATCACAAAACACAACATCAAAGAAACCGTAAGGGATACATCTGAATATAACCCCTTGGTAGAGATGGCTCTTCCAGAGTGGTTGAAAGGAGTGGCGGCATGAAGGTTCTGACCCAAGCACAGGGTAAAGAATGGGCTTTATATCACGCGGATGCCTGCGAAGCGATAAAAGGGATACCGGAAAACTCAATCCACTATTCAATCTTTTCGCCGCCATTTGCCAGTTTGTACACCTACTCAAACAGCGAGAGGGATTTGGGGAATTCAAAAAACGAAGAGGAGTTTGCAGAACATTTCAGGTTCTTGGTTGCTGATCTTTATCGTGTTTTAATGCCTGGCCGATTGATCAGTATTCATTGCATGGACATCCCAGCTATGAAAGAACGCGATGGGTATATCGGATTGAAAGATTTCCCGGGCGAGCTGATTAGGATGTTTGAAGGGGCTGGGTTTATCTATCACTCCAAAACAATCATTTGGAAAGACCCTTTGATAGAAGCAACAAGAACAAAGGCGCTGGGATTGATGCACAAACAGCTTGTCAAAGATTCGGCCATGTGTCGGAATGGACTGCCAGACTATCTGATCACAGTCCGCAAGCCAGGAGCCATTCCAGCAGCTGT